CCCTTGTCAGGCCCACTCTGCGCTGTCACAGAGATATACTCTGTGATCACTCACGAGCGCCAATTGGCGCAGAAAGAGCAACATAATGTTACCCCGTTCTATGTCAGTTGGGTTCCGTTCGTCCCAGTTTGCTAGCCGGCTTATTAGAGCAGAATTTGACTCAATAAGTCATGCTTTCAAACCTTTCGCGAAGAAGGATTCCGTGAAATCCCGTTGGGCCACAAATGTCTTATTTGGTGCCCAGGGGTTCTATGGAAACCGTAGCAGCTACCCGCTTCCCAGCGGAGAGCGTGTTACATGGCATCTAATAGCTAAGACTCGTGGGAAGAAATATCCCCTGGCCTTTAGCATGATGCTTCCTCGGTGCGGTGTCTCGCCCTCCCTTATGGAGTGCAAGGCTACCAAACCTTTCTCTTCACGATCGGGTAGACTCCTGTTTTTCACCTATTTCATTGATTGCAGCAACGAAGCTGCTTCCTCTGATAGGGTGAAGTTGCAAGAGATACTCCCATGCGGGAGTATACTAGCGGCTCGGTTTACACCGGCGCCAGTCCATCCTACTGCCTCCAAAACTCTGTACGAGAAGTGGCTTACAAGCCCCATCAACGACATGAAGTTTAGTGGTGATATTACCGATACCCCTGACTGGCTTGAAGAAGCCATCCTTGGGTTTGATATTATCGCTATGGAGACGATTCATGTGGACGATGTCTTCCGTGCGCCCCTCCAACCACAACTGTGGTCGGAACGGACCTGGAAGATCTTCCGGCAGCTAGAAGCTACCGTTTAGTGACCACATCGTAATTCTTTTGCGTCACGCCTAAAGTGAGGTCTTATGTATCTGAGCCAAACCAATGGCCCAGGGTACGCCCGACTCGTGGGTAGCCTTGGGTTTTCAATATACCCATTCAACTACTCACCGTGGGAACAGGATTACAACAGTGACTATATCCTCGCGGGTGATTTCCCGTTTGGGTATGCCCCTGTACTAATCTCTGATCCCATGCCGATCGTAGAGTTTTTGGGAATTCCAAAAATCTACGGCCAGGAGTCTGCCGAACCTGATTTATTAAGGTTCGAAAGACCTCAAAAAGGCAATTGGAGCAGTGATACCGACTTTCGCCGGTATGGTTCCTTTCTCGATGTTGTGAATCAAATTCAAAACCTTCGAGGGAATCTCGAGACTCCTCGTGAAAACGAGGTAAGTCATCGACACTATTCTGGGACCGTTCGTGATACCGATATCCCTCTTTATGATTATCATACTGATAGTCATAGGGGACTCTGGGGCGTTCTTCAGAACGTCTTCGATGTATTGGATCCGAACGGTGTTATGTACCGTGAGTTTCAGGCTACCGGTTTCAATACCGATGGCTATCTCGAGTTTATTGCTCGAGGTCCTTCAATGGACGCTCAGGGTAGTAATATGCACCCCACTCTGGACTACTGGGAGCATACCCGGCGTATCGCCGAGTACTTTTCCAATAATAGCTTTTTAGCTACACTCGTCGACTACGGCGCTTGGCCGAATGTCGACGATTGGCCAGATGGGTCACATTTACTCGTTGTCAAAGACTACCAAGACGCCTCGGAACGAGGTCCGAATTGGTGGCACTTTGATACGACCTACGTGTTTGAGAAGAAATACCAAGATACTGGAAAAACAAACCTTTGGGTGACGTCTTATGACGTTCATATAGATTTTTGGGCAAGGTTCATCCCTACCCATAATTCTAGAAACCCTTTTGACTGGAATACAATTCCAGACGAGGTTTTTCAGATTACTGATAATTCGGTAGTCGCCGTCCGTAGTTCAGAATTGGACTACTTCGGCTTCCATTATTCCAGGTGGCCTGTTGACGAAGTCTCCCCCCCTCGGAACTTAGTTGTTCCTCAGGTTGGAGTTTTCTCACCATTCCATCCGAAACTCTTCTCAAACCTCTCCCAGTCTTCTGTAGGAGAACGATCGCGTCTACGACGTATGCTTTCTTTTGATACGCCGCAGCGCAACCCTATAGCTTATGCTGATCGGATCAAGAAAAATATTGATCCTTTCATCTCAAGTATAAGGGCCTCTTCGTTCTATTCGTCCGCGGATGCTCTGCATGGCGCTATCGATGTTCTTCAATCGAACAATATCGAGAACGCTACGCAACTTTCCGGGCTTCTTAGACTCCTACCAAATCTTCCTGCTGCTGGAAAGATATTCGCCAAGGCCGCGAAACGCGACCCTAGCGCCATACTTGATGCAGTTGATTTCCTTGCGGATGCTGTTTTAGCATTCCGTTTCGGCCAAAAACCGACCATCGATGACGCTATGGAATTGGCGAAAACCGATGTCAAAAGGGAGATCGAAGATTTACTCCGGGTAGATACACAAACGATATATGGGTCCTATCATTACTCCTTCACAGGAGATGACATGACCCTGCTAAAGTTACGTGGATCTATGGAACTTGTGACGCGCTCGAAAATCAGGGTCCATACTGATATTACGAGTCTGCTAGCAGGGTATCTCACTGCGAACAGCATGGGCACTATGCCTACGCTGTCTCGTTTGTGGGCTATTACCCCATTTAGCTTCGTCGTTGATTGGTTCACGGGTATGGATGATAGGTTGCAGGCGGTCGATGACCAACTGCTTTGGATGGCTATGGGTACCAACTGGTGCCTACATTCATTCAAATTATCCTATTATCCTCCGGTTGAAGATCTTGACCTTTATGGTCTTGTATCTGATCCGGCTGATCCATTCCGATTGACAATGTATAAGCGGGAATTTTCCCGTCTTATGCCTCATCTTACTGAGTCCAAATTTGATTATTTGGCGCCTCAGCACGGTCCGGACCCGGTCACCGTGGGAGCACTTGTGTGGCAGTTCCTCTAATGAGGGACTTCCATTTCGCGTCATTGACGCACCTTCGTCCTGTTCCCAGTTGTGGGGACATACTTGGTATCTCGAAAGGAGAACCACTATGAGTACTACCGTTGTGTATGGAAACATACCTACATCTAGTCCTGCCGACACCGCTCTCTATTTCCTTGACCAGACAAAACTGATCCAGGATCTAGAATACCCTGCGCCCTCAGATCCTCTCATCAAAACTTCGGCATATGTTTACGCCGATGGTGATCCGAATCTTCAGACGCGGGTACTGGTAACTCGTCGTGACGACCCTAAGAAGGATCTCGTGCACCTCACGGTGCGTTTGGAAACTCTCCAGACCGTCACGAAAGATACCGTAGTCACTGAAGAAGCCATTGCAGCTGCGACCATTGGTCTAAGCGTGCCTGGCTCCATGGAAGACACTGATGCGGCTCTTGCCTTTATTGGCTCGGCCTTTTCACTGTTCTTCAATGGTGTGACTACAAAGGTACCTAACTCCGGAATCATCGATAAGATGAATTTCGGTCTCGTTAGTGACCTTTACTAGCGATGTCTTATAGAGGTGCAGAGGTGCACCTCGCTTGCGGCAGTCTCCGTATCTCTACGGATGATGTCGTATTCTCTCCTGAGTTTCGATACGGTAAGAATGAAGACTTTCTCAAGTTCTTCGTTCTTTCGTATATGAAACTTCTCTGTGACAGCCCTCTGAAAGACAGTCATGGTGATAAGCCTGTTGGCCTATATGCAGCCTTTTATAAAAGGCTCACAAATATACCACTAGCTACCACCATTAAACTGTTTTCCTCGTTTTCCCATGAGATACTTAGCAATGAGTACTCTACGGGCGCTGACTCTTCAACAAGAGTCTTTCACGAGTTCATGAAGGAAACTCCTATTTTTAAGGAATATCTGACATGGACTAAAACAGGACAACCCGAACTCCTCAAATATGTGCTCACGTTTCTCCTTTATGGAAAGAAACTTGAATACACAGATGATACGTTCGACGCCACCGCATTTCGCGGTTGGCTTGAGGTTGAAGAGAAGCTGCGTACGTTGGTCCTCGGATCGGACGATGTTAGCATATTACGTAACATTATCCGCGTCCTTTTGCCTCCCCTTCAAGTCGACTTCTTGGCCCCGAAATTTGGGCCAGGTAAAGTCGCTGAGAGGGGAGTAGAGCATGTCTTCGATAAGCTGAACAGCCTTCGTTGGCATCCTCGTCTGGCGTACGCTTTCGCTCGCTCCCGACCTGGTCGGGGGCTTGACGAAGGGTTCTCCCGCTGTGAAGCGGTAGAAGAGCAGGGAGATCGGTCAAGGGACTCTGCGCGGCAAAAGTTTGTCCCTAAGGACATAACAAAAAGCCGTACTATTTCTATGGAACCCAACCTCTTCATGTACTTCCAGCAGGAAGTAATGAGGTGGATGGTTAATTCCATGGATCACGGGCTGATTTCGCGATTTGTCAATTTGCGGAATCAATCCGGGAGTCAACAAGCGGCTCTGCACGGAAGTACATACTTCAGTACGGATACGATTGACTTGGCCTCTGCTTCTGACAGCGTTAGCGTGGAATTGGTAAGGAGTGTTTTTCCTCCTGATTACCTCTTCTACATGATGGCGACTCGAAGCTCTCTTGTAGAGCTTTACGATTCGTCACGTACAGTTTCCGTCTATAAGTTTGCACCAATGGGGTCAGCTATATGCTTTCCCACACAGTGTATTATCTTTACGGCTGTCTGTATCTATGCTGCCATGGCAGTTTCCTCCACGGAGAGCACTGGAATAAAAGGTTTCACTGAGAATCTCATCAAGAAGTTTATCAAGACGAGATTTTGGCGTAACCGTTCCTCAAGTACTCCCTTCACTGGGAGATTTGAACCTCCAGTGGTTTATGGCGATGACATAGCGGTGGACTCACGTACCACCGACGAAGTCATCTCCATCTTGGACCGTCTTGGCTTTACGGTGAATCGATCTAAATCGTTTACCGGATCTCAATCATTTCGCGAAAGTTGCGGGGTGTTTGCGTTTGAAGGCGAAGATGTCACTCCTGTCCTTTTTCGATTACCTTTCTTTAAGAGAGGTAATTGGGACGCCAAAGTGTATGCTTCCTTCATTGGAAGCATCAACTGGCTACGTGATAATAAATACCATCACGTAGCTAGTTTCCATCTTAGCGCTCTGAAAAGTTATGGGTTTCGCAGCCCATTACCTTTTTCAACGCGAAGAGAAGATTTTGGTATGTATACGAAGTGTTTGCATGACTTCGTATACGAATCGCATGTTAGGTGGAATGCCGACTGGCAGATCACTGAAGTGCGAGTTCAGGGGATTGAGGCTCGTAAGTTACCAAGCTTAACGGGCCCGTCCGTTTCGTACGAGAAACTAACCCTTCGGGGTGAATCTCTTGCGATTGAAACGGTCGTCGAGCCAGTACATCTTGAGATGTACAAGTTCGACCAATGGTGGAGAAGCAGGGCATTTAGGGATGTTCCCTGGCATGAAAGCCAGGCCCTACGTATCCGGCCTCAAGAAACGAGGCTCGC